CCACGTTGTGATTGGCAAGAACGGAAAAGAAAGAAACACAACCGTAGCCGATGCGCGCCAGATGGGATTGTACCCATCCGTAACCAGCGTGCTTGGCATTATGGATAAGCCGCAATTGACGGCGTGGAAGATAGAGCAGGCCATTATGTCCTCGCTCACACTTCCGAAGGAGGCAGATGAAACGCTCGAAGCTTATGCGAAAAGGATCGTCAAGGACTCAAGGGAGTCAACAACCAAGGCAGCGGAACACGGCACGAGGATGCATACCGAAATGGAAAACATCCTTCTGGAACGCGCTTGCTCCACAGATGAAGTCTTTAAACCTTACATCGAAACCTTTAGAAAATGGGCAAGTGAAAATGTCGAGAAAACCTACTGGTGCGAAAAGGGTCTTGTCGGCGGAGGGTATGCGGGCAGGTGTGATGCCTACGTCAAGCTACGCGGTATTGGTGACGCTATCATCGACCTAAAGAATCGTAAGGTTAATCCTAAGTACGATCCTTTCTACGATACGGATTGCGCCCAGCTTTGGGCATACCGAGCCGCAAGCGAGAATCCCAAATGCGCCTGCGTGTCGGTGGTCCTAGCATCAAATGATGCTACCAAGCTGACAACGAAGGTGTGGGACGAAGACGAACTCTACCAAGCTGGCATTGCATTCTGCGCGATGCAGAAAGTATGGGCTTGGGTAAAAGGTTACACGCCTCCTGGGATGAAGTTATGATCGACCCAGCAGATGTCTTTTGGCTAGAAGGATTGCTTGACCAATTCTATAGGAGTTTAGCAAAATGACTGCACCAACAATTCAAGAAATGGGCAACGCCGCGCAGGAAATAGTCTGGCGCGTGATGGGTAAGGGGTCGGACAAGTCTGCTTACGGCGATTGGCTAGAGAAGGATAGGCCGACTCACGATTACCATATTGCCAGGGCGATTCGCCACCTAGCCACAGCGCAGATGCAATTGCACAAGTCCTCGCCTTGTCCAGATAATAATGGCGAAACAAGTGTTGACCACTTAGAGCGTGCGCTGGTAAGGTCGCTCTTCGTGTTAGCACAAATAAAGAAAGAGGTAACAAGATTATGATTATGGAAGATGTAAGTGTTGATTTTGAGTTTAATGGAGAAAAGTACACTGCGTATGGCAACGCAGAGATTGATACTATCACCGAGGATATTGGTCCAGTTGGTTATAGGGAACATTACTTTGCCGAGGTGGTAAACAATGTGATTATGTCAAAGATTGAAATCTCAACCGCTACTGAGGACATAAAGAATCCAAGCAAGGAATTGCTGGAAAAGGCTGATGACCTTTTGTCAATTCAGGCAACAGAAGATTTTGACGCTGGCAAATGAAACAAACATTGTCTAAATTGTTCTACTTTTTAGGCGACACAATAAGTCGTACGCTTTTGCGTACGGGTATTGGATATGGCTTATACAAAACATTTATGCTTTGGTCGATTGAACTGGATGAAAAGTTTGATGTGTGGAAAGAAGTTAAACCACGGCGGAGGAAAAAGAAATGAAGCAAGCATTAGTCACTCAATCGTTTGGTGATGATTGGAAGAACATTATTGATCTGACTAGGCCGAGGATGGAGGCGTACTGCAAACGCCATAACACCGACTTCATTCTGATCGACAAGCCACTCACGCATCCAGCGCAATACTCCAAGTCTGCAATTGGAAACATCATGGCTACTAAGGGCTACGAGCAGGTAACATTCGTTGACGCTGATGTTTTGATTGCAGCCGATTGCCCGAAGCTATCCGATGACGCTGGGGTGTTCTGTGCCTTTGACGAGGGAGCTTACTTGGACCGCAAGCCAGATATGGTCAAGCTGGCTGGGGCTTTCGGTGGAATAATCGAGCCTAAGTTCTATGTCAATACTGGCGTGTTTGTAGTTCACTCCAAGGCCGTTGGTATTCTATCTATGCCGCCAATCGGCCTACACCCTAACCACTTTGCCGAGCAGACTTGGCTCAACGTGATGGCGCACCTGTGGAACATTCCATTAACCGAGCTTGACCCATCCTTTAACTGCATGACTAGCGTTGAGTCGCACTTTGGCCTAGACCGCCACAAGGATGCGATGATTATTCATTACGCTGGGCAGTCGAACGATCTGGTTAAGTTAGCTAACCAGATCCAAGCTGATGACGCGAAGCTGGTGGAGCTAGGCCGGTGAGGTCAACCCAGCTATGTCGCGGTGACTACGATGACAGGGTGCAGCAGTTGGCTGGAGAGGTTGCACTCCAAGCTATCCGCGACCTACGGATGCTGCGCAAGCGAGGGATGGTTAAGGGCATGAAGATTGTTAAGGATCATACAGGCGTGCCACTCAACGACGCACTGGAGTATAAGAATTCACACGAAGTACAAAAGCTACTGCGTGATTTTAAGACGGGCGTTGTCTCTTGGTGGTGCAGAGCAAGCGGCGTGCAGATCGATAATAGAACTCTGCTACGGAAGCTAAAGGAAAACGACTATGTTTTGCCTAGTTGAAATTGCTGACATCGCTTGGGTAATTGCTTCTTTTGTACTTTACAGTTCGTTGCTTTTGTCTGCACTATACTGCGCGTTGTTCATCATCTTCAAATTGATTGACTACATAAAAAAGGAACTGGATCTATGAGGAAAAGAAAAGCTGGGAAACATATCAAACTTCTAAAGGTTGAGGAGTACGATGCAGTCAAAATTACAGTCAATGTTGACGATGATCTGTACGAAGCTATGGCCGAGGCTGGCCGACAACATATTGTCAAAGACAAAATGGCCTGCTTTGAATATGCATTAAACCAATCATTGCTTGAGTTATCCAAGGAGATCAAATGAACGAGTTTAAGCAGAAGGTTTTAACCGCAGCAGTAGACCGCTATGTGTTGACACCAACTCAGTGCATGATGCTACGCCAAGATGCAGAGGTGATCGGGATGAAGCGTGCAACTGTGATGAAGAAGGATGGCACTACACGAAGGTCGTTTGCCAGGAGTTGCTCGTCCTGTTGGATTCCTTACGGCCAGCATAATAATTGGATCTACAATATTATGCGGGAGATTACAGATGCAATAAACCAAGAGCATTGGCGCATTGATATTACTGGCGTGCAACAGTTGCAGATTCTAAAGTATAATCCACTCCAACAGTTTTGGTGGCACTTCGATGCGTTTACTGGATCGGATCGTAAACTGACTGCGGTGGTGAATCTTTCCGAGCCATCCGAATATCTAGGTGGTGGCTTGCAGGTTAAGGCTGACATTGAAAACGCTAGGTTCATCCGCGAGCAGGGGGCTGGTTGCTGGTTTCCGTCCTACATAGAGCATCGGGCGCGTGCTCCTATATGGGGAACGCGCTGGGTGTTGGTGGCTTGGTTTACTGGACCTGCTTGGAAATGACTCACGCTGCTAATCTACCCCGCCACTTGTACGTCAAATGCGACATGGAGTTTGTTTCTGATGGTCAGAAGCAAGGCATAGAGGACGCTGTCTGGTTCGGGCTAACCGCAGTTCCTGGTCGAGCTTGGGGATGCACAATCATGCTCAAGTGCGGTGCATTGTACCGAGGCTTGCCATTGCACGCCTTAGCTCACGGCGAGATTGCAATTATGGATTGGGACATTAACGATGCCCAACGATGGGATTGTTTTGGATGGAACTTTACTACAATTGAGTACGACTATCTTATGGGGTTGTCCTGCAAGGTTTGGATCGCCAGCAAGAAGACTTGGGAAGTTGGTCGCTACCTATTCACAGCCGAGCCTTACGGAGATGGGTTCTCCATGTCGCCAAGCCAAACCAAGTCACACCATTTTATTGCGCTTAACAATGGACGCATCACGGCAGTTCCAGGTAACAATGTACTTTGGCGCGAATCAAGTTTCACCACTCAATCCGAAAAACCTAAATGGTTGCGGACGCAATCGCAGGTTTGGAATGGAGAAGAAGCCACATGGGATGATGTGGTTGGTGAGGATACAGCGTGATCCAACTCAATCCAGAACTATGGATGATGACCCCAAAGGGTGAGGGATTGGCCTTCATCGTTACGGACTACGGAATGGATCATAACAAGATATTTACAGTAATGCTTAACTCTGGCGAGATACTTGATTTTGACATTCGTGATTGTCGCAGATGTGAGAACCCAAGCTTCGGGGTACAAGCACCATCAGTGCCTAATCCCTATTACAACATATAAGGAGAATACAATATGCTAGGTAAAGACGTATCAAAGAATATGCACGAGTTGGCAATGGACAACAAGAAGAAAGGCAAAGAGCGTGGAGCAGGCGGTAAGCCTCGCTCACGCCAGCAGATGATTGCGATAGCACTCTCTGCTGCTGGGAAGAGCAACAAATCGCCTCGTAAGTTTCGCATGCGATCTGGTTCGTAATGCAAGTCGAGGCTAAAGATCGCCTCAAGTGGGCGCGCGAGATCCTTTCAATTGCACGCAATAAGCTTGTGATTGAGAGGGATCGCGCGACTCACGGACACGCGATAGATATGATCCAGATCATTACGATGGTGGATGCAGCCAGCCTAGTCTGCAAGGAAGTTGTGGGTGAGGAATGAAAAGCAAGGACGAGATAGCGATGCAGGTTAAGAAGGAGTGGGACAATCAGAACTTGAGATGGAAGCTGTGGGTCGAGGCTGGTGGATTTAGAACCGAGATATTTTGTTATAGCAGTGCAGAGGAAGAGTATTCCAAGTGCGTAAAAGAGCTTGTTGACCAAGCCTATAAGATGCAGAGTATATGAACGTAAAAATACTACAAGGCGACTGCATTGAGCAGTTAAAAACTTTGCCGGAACAATCTGTGAATTGTTGTGTAACAAGTCCTCCGTATTGGGGATTGCGCGATTACGGCACAGGCACTTGGGTCGGCGGTGATACAACATGCTCGCACAAGCGGGACAGTAAGCAGTCGGATAAGACGCAAACAGGCCACAGGAATCTGGAGGGAGCGGTTGGGGATGGGATATACAAGGATGTTTGTAGGCGATGCGGTGCAGTCCGGAAGGATGAGCAGGTTGGGCTTGAGTTAACTCCGGAGCAATATACGGCAAAGATAGTTGCTGTGTTCAAAGAAGTGTATCGGGTGCTAAGAGATGACGGCACGCTTTGGCTTAACCTCGGCGATTCATACGCATCATACAGGGATGGAAAGGCAACTCCGGATTCATCTAGGAATGGCGATACAGGCACTCTTGTTGATAGCGGTTTAGCCAAGAACAGGATGGCATCAACTTTCGCCGGAAGCAGTGTTAAGCACAAGGATCTGGTCGGCATACCTTGGCGGGTGGCATTTGCTCTACAAGCAGACGGATGGTATTTGCGTCAAGACATTATCTGGCACAAGCCCAACCCAATGCCGGAGTCTGTTAGGGATAGATGCACAAAGGCTCACGAATACATTTTCTTGATGACTAAGAAGCCGAATTATTATTTTGATAACGAGGCAATCAAGGTCGAGTCAAAACAGGATTGGGGTACGCGAGACAGAACAAACGGCAAGTATCATAATTCCGGAACAGGATTGCAACCGCACAGCGGATTAACGAAATCATACGAAAAAGCAAACAAGCGGAGCGTTTGGTCGGTTAATGTCAAGCCGTACAAGGAAGCACACTTTGCTGTATATCCATCCGAGTTGATTGAACCCTGCATACTAGCTGGTTGTCCTGTCGGCGGAACTGTACTTGATCCATTCGGTGGTAGCGGTACAACGGCACAGGTGGCGGTGGAACACGGAAGGAATGCAATCCTTTGCGAGCTTAATCCGGAATATGTAAAACTGATAAATAAAAGGATTGCAGAGGCACAGCCTTTGCTTTTAATGTAAGGCCAAATGAGCGCACTATACGATTGGATCATTGTCGGAGCAGGATTGGCAATAGGAAAGCTTCTTGTTGCCATTGCGGTCATTACAGCCATAACAGCAATTCTTGCTGTTTTATTCATTATAGAGGAGAAAACAAAATGAAACTATGGACTAACCAAACCAACTCAATCCACAAGGTAGATGACAACCTACTTCATGTTCGCAACACTTACGTGCTTCCGGACGAGCTTACTGGTGGGATCTGGAACGACTCAATCCCATGCCCACACAAGATTAAGCCTTACTACAAGGGCAGGTCGGCGGGCGGGGCTACAGCCGTCTACAGGGCTGGTGCGATTGGTGATGCGGTCATTGCCACAGCTTTCGTAAACTACTTGGTGCAGGAGTCTGGCGGGGTTGTGGATGTCTACGCTCCGGCTCGCAACCTTCCGCTCTATGCCGGGCTAGGTGCGAAACTTTACCCGCTACCATGCACGCTGGAGGCTTGGGAAAGTTACGATAGTCATTTACCAACCGATGATTTATTCAGCGGGCAGGTTGGAGACACAAAACTTGGTACTGGACCAGGAAACTGCTACAAGCGAATCTACGAATGGATGGGGGTTTGGGATGAGAAGACAATGGCGAAGTATTGCAAGCCAGTCCTAAACCTAATCGAGCAAGACCATGATGAGTTAAAGGCGTTAGGCAAGTGGCCGTTGCCAGCAAAGTATTTCGCCTATCATGTTTCGTCCAGCGGACCAACCCGCACCTACCCGCCCAAGATGGGGCAGGATGCGGTGCTGGCACTGTTAGAGGCGCATCCAGAACATCACGCGGTAATCATCGGGCTGGATAACAGCAATAACTTTAATGTCGATCACCCTAGAGTGGTTGACCTATTCAATACTACAAAAGCGATTAGGTCGTTGTTTCCGGTGGTTGCCAACGCTGACTTCGTTGTAGCTCCGGATAGTAGCGTAAACCATATTGCTGCCGGATTGAATACTCCATGCGTATCCCTTTGGGGTAGTTACGATCCAGCCGATAGAATGTCTTTCTACCCTCTAAACGTATCGGTGTTTAAGCCGGATGTTTGCCCGCACGCGCCTTGCCGTCCGCATGCAGGATTGCCACAGGCGAAGTGTAAGGATGCGAGCAATCGCACCCCGAAGACTCAATACTGGTGCAATGCCCTGCGGAATATTACAGCGCAGGATATTGTTGAGGCCAGCAAGAAGGCGATGGAGCTAGGGGCTTAAAAAATAATGCTTGCATTGGTTTTGGGTAAATGCCAAAACTCAAATATGAAAAACACACAAATTGTAAATTATAAAGAGACAGTAAGAAATGAAGTTATTGCTCACAATAGTTTTGATCTACTTGATGAACGCAAAAGATCAATGGGAGCAGAGATCAGAACTTTTGAAATTACAAGAACTAGAATAAAAAAAATTCCGTGTGGGTACGAGTGTACTATGGGTGAATTGGGGTTTTTTTATGGATTCATTCCGCAGGCAACACGAAACGGAAAGCCATTTGGTCCAGCCCAATTTGGAAGTGAATTTAGAACCAAGGCAGAGCTTGATAAAGCAATTGAAAAGTATTTAGAGTCTGCTCGCAAGAGAGCAGTCAAAAGGGCTGGCAAATGAGCAACACAGAATCAACCAAGCATAAGTTTTATTACGGCGAGGAAACCTATACCATCTGCGTCACCAAGGATGATTGGTGGTTGGAAGAGTCAGTAGATATGTCGGAGTTAATGATGAAGTGTGGTGAGGAGTTTGCGCTAGATCACGGGATGATGCCTCCAGAAGGTTTGTGCGTTGAGTGTTGGAAGGGGAAATATCTTGATGTAGTTGAGGACTATTACATAGGCGGCACGACCATTAAAGACCTAGACCTACGCAGGTGTTACAAGTGCAAACATACTGTCTTGCCTTGGCAATCGGCGGATAGAGTTGACGAGGTATTGGAGGCTTTGAAGAAACCAGCAGAGCTATGCCCTACTTGTCGCAAGTCAAACACGATTGAGTTTACTGGCGATCTCAAGATGGATTCGGTTTGCAAGCTGAACGGCGAGCCTTTCACCGCACCCAACATAACCAGAACACAATGCCCTGTGTGTAAGGATGAGTTCTTCACTATGTCCGAATTAAAAAAGATTGACGCTGCTATTCGGGAAGAGCAGAGTCGGCTTGGCATACAACCATAACCAAGGAAAGGAACAACTAAATGAAACTAGAATCACTCGCTGTAAAGATGGAATCTCTCGCAAGTTTGCTGATGGCAGACCTAAAGCAAGGCAAACGAATATCACCAAAAGATCATAAGTTTTTAAGAACTTGGCTCAAGGCAAAGAAAACCAAATAACTAACTGGCGTTGTGGTACGCAGGGAGATCCTGCGGCGGGCGTTTCCTCAGTGTGTCTACCCCTTGAATCAGAGCCAGTTTGAATTTTATGACAACAGCACAACGACAAGCTGAAGAGATCGTAGGCCAAGTGGATTGGCAGTCCGGGAACCATGGGCTTTGCAAGTGTCCAGGTGAGTCGGCACACACCAGCCATACGAGGGTTAGGGATACAACTGTATTTGTTGATGGCGCACCCACGATCTTCTGCTGGCATACCAGTTGCGCTCCGTATCGTGATGAGGCTAACCGCAAACTTCGTAAGTTAATATTTAACGATCCATTATATCGTCCTATTAACATTATGTCTGTTGGGTCGTCTGCTACAATTCGTTTAGTGAAAGATCCGGAGGCAGATGTTTTGGATAGACTAAAGACGATTGCCGAGTCTAACAGGAGCCGATACTTGACTCATTACAATTGGGATCCTGCCGATATGTTTGAGGAGAGTCCAGTCAAGCTGGAAGATCCAGATACCGAGTATCACTTGTTCCTATCCCTGTTCAACATCGCCGACAACATTTGGATCGGTGATGTCAAGGACAGCGGTAGGCATCCGCAGAACTTTCGATCAGCTTGGGATTGGAAGAAGTTGGATGCACCGATAGGGCAATTCACGACTGGAGCAACCTATAAGCAAGGCACGATCAGCAGATCGAACGATACAGTTGAGCATAGGGTTTATTTGGTAGTCGAGTCGGACGTGCTTACCAAGCCAGAGATCGGGGCGGTGTTCCAACTTATGCGTGATCTATTCAGAATGAAACTTTACGCAGTGGTTGACACAGGCGGTAAGAGTCTCCACGGCTGGTTTGAGATGCCACAAAAGAATGAGTGGGTTGAGCAATTAAAAGCTTTCCTTGTTCCATTGGGGTGCGATCCTGCAACTTTCAAGCCAAGCCAACCAGTAAGAATTCCTGGTGCTAAAAGAAACGACAAAACACAGAGCCTTTTGTGGTTCTGCAAGGAGGGGAAATGATAGAGCCAGCAGTAGCTTTGGGAGTTAAACAAGAGCCAAGTACAATCCCACCAATCAAGACCTACGCCGAGTTAATGTCCGAAAACATACAAGAGCCAAACGTCCTTATGGATGGCTTGCTACATCAAGGCGGGAAGCTTTTGCTTGGCGGAGGCAGCAAGGCTTACAAGTCATGGTCGCTTATTGACCTAGCCATCAGCCTGCACACCGGTACTCCTTGGTGGGGCGTTAAGTGCGCCAAGTCGCGGGTGTTGTTCATCAACTTCGAGATTCAAGAGTGGTCGTTCCGAGGCCGGTTGTTTGACGTAGCCAAGGCCAAGGGCGTGCAAGACCAAGTTGGTGATATGTCGATCTGGACACTGCGGGGCCACGCGGCAGACCTTACCCTAATCCGCCCGATCATTGAGGAGCATATCCGAGACAAGGGATACCAAGCGATCATCCTAGACCCTAACTACATGCTGATGGGGGATAGGGATGAGAACAACGCCGGAGACATGGCACAGCTTATGAATGAGTTTGAGATGCTGGCAACCCGCCACAACCTGTCTGTCATCCTGTCACATCACTTCAGTAAGGGCAATAAGAGCAGTAGCGAGTCGATTGATAGGTTCAGCGGGTCAGGTGTTTTTGCGCGTAATCCAGATTCCTTGGTCGTTTTGACCGCCCATGAAGAGGATGAGCGCACCTTCACCTGCGAGGTGACGTTGCGTAACTTTGCCCCTATAGACAGCTTTGTAGTCCAATGGAGCTATCCGATGTTTAAGGCTAACTATGCGCTCAATCCGGACAAACTAAAGAAGCCAGGGGCGCACAAGAATATAGAGGATTCCAGGCTGTTGAGGGAGATGGGTAGCAAGGAGTGGGTTGCCAACGATCTGGTCAAGACAATGGCAGGAAAGTTTGAAGTGTCAGACAGGACTGTATACCGCTATATTAAGAGGCTTGTCAGTGCTGGCAAGATATTGGTAGAGAGCGGGTTATACAGCGCGAACCAAGCAACCTTTTAGGTTTTACTGTCAAAATCAACTGACTGTCGCCAAAATACTGACATGTACACTATGACAGACTCTATATATATACAATATATATACATCACGAAGCAGGAAGGGGTACAGGCTTCTTGCCTTGCCTGTCCCCTGCCTTCCTGCGTAGTGTTTTGGACTAATAAATGAACGACAACGGCAAGCCGGACGAGGCCATGTGGCTACCTATTGAAAAGGAGTGTGATACAATGGGTGCTTCAATGGATGAGGAAAGTCATCGTTACAAGAGAGCTATTAGGTTTATACATCTATTAAAGCTTGAGAATGCCCAGCTACACGCTGTTGTGAGGGTATTGGGTCAGCTAGTGGATGACATGAATAACAACTGCTCCTATGAGGTATTTGAGGCCGAATGGAAGGATGTTACAGACTCCATAGGAAGGCTTGCTTCGTTCTTTGCCAGACACCAGAAGAACCTACAGCAACTACACGATGAATGCCCAAGGGAGGATGAATATGAAAAATAAAGGCGTTAAAATGCCTCAAAATCGAGCGGAAATGCCCCTACAACGCGTCTTCAAGGCCAACCAAGTAGAGGGTAGCCAAAATAAGAATCAAAAGGCGTATAAACCTATTACAGTAGAGCCTCTAGGTAATAGGGCTTGTTGCTGTTTTATCGGAAAATAGAAATAGAAAATTCCAAATTTTTTTGGTTTTCCAGATTCCCAAATTCCCCCTTATAGGGCGTTTTTCTTGGCTCTAATAGGGGTTTCCAAAAATTTTTCAAAAAATTTCAAAAAAGTATTTAACGTCATGAAATATCCATATCCATGGATATTCCGCATGTGTGAAGTATTTATGCGGGCAAAAATAAACCGGAGAAGGGATAGAACCTCCTCCGGTTGTTCTTACTTGGAGCGTTTTTCTTCAATAAACTTTGCTAACTCAAACCGATTAGAATCATTGCAAAGTTCAATTCTCTCCCAATCCGTATCAGTAAAGTTTTTCGTATCAATTATATGTTTTGCATCAATTCTACCGAAACTTCCTTCATCGGTAAAATAGTATGTATGTTTTGATGTCATATATTCTCACCTCCCATCACTATCTCTCTAGCACTTCCGATGTCCCAATCGGAATCATTGTAATCCTCCTCCCATTCCTTCCAAGGTAGGGTCTGAGCCTTTATCCGAGCCTCTTCCTCACTTACGGCTTTTACTACCGCAGTGTACGAGACAAGAGTCCTAGCGGATACTCTGAATAATTTTTCGCTCATTTCCTTTCCCCTCCCATCCTTCCTTCCGCTAGGAACCTATGCTCTCCGGTTCCATGCCAAGGAACCAATTCGACAAGATAGGTTGTCGATCCGGTGGCGTTGTCATGTTGCAGTTCAACTCTAACGGCTCCATTCCAACACGCGGAATGAGTCTCCAAAGTGCGATGTCCGCACCTTGTGGCCATTCCTTTGGCTCCCTTAATTGTTCCATACAATGCGCTCATATTGTGTGTCTCCTTTTCTTTTCTATTTCTTTTAGGCAAACCCTATCGGGTCAAACCTTTGCTTCCCCCATGCTAAAGGGAAAGACAAGGTTGGACGTTATTTTTTGTTATCCCAAAACATCCAAACGAACGCGAGTAAACCCGCACCCATTATCAAACCATGCAGAAACACTACAGGCACATTCATGTTTTCTCCTCCTTTACAATATACCAAGGCTTCCATTCTCCGCCGTTTTTTATGATCCACCTATTCGCCTCCGCTCGCGACATAAAGCCGGAGCAGATCACGATTAGGCGATCATCGATGACGTAGTATTTACTCATAGACATACCTCACCGGATGCTACGCTCGGAGCGTTTTTCTCTAACTCGCCGTCTTTGTATCCATCATTGTATCCGGCTTTGTAATTCCTATCCGCTGAAAGGATAGTGTGTGTGTATCCCTTCAGTCCGTCATCATATCCGGATTGGTATCCATCTTCCCAAGCTTCCGAATTTACGTCTGCGGACGGCGAAACGTCATAATCCGGAAACAATTCTTTTTCCTGAGTCTTCGACAGGCTCCCGTATCCGGAATATCCGGAATATCCCAAATATCCGGAAGACCCCAAACTTTTAGAGTCTTTCGCGCCAAAGGAGCGAGAGGGCATAGGTTTGACCGATTCTTTTCCTATGATCTTCCCATCTTGGATTGTTGTCGCAAAGTCTGGTTTGAGCATCCATGGCGCGTTCGGAACCTTATCGAAAAGGCTCGCAAGCTTTGTCACGTCATGGAGTGTCGTTCCCACTACAATTCCTCCGGAGACTAGGCAAATGTGAAGGTTGGGGGTGCTGTCACGATAAATCGTCAAGGCTCCTCCGGAGCGTAGGATAAGAATCCCCGCATATCCGGAGTAGTGTTTCGACAACTCGCGCCATCCCTTGCCTATCGTGAATGTGTTAAACAAGTCTTCACTATCACACACTCCTTTTTTGGCTCTCTTCTTTCCGGAGTAATCCACTATCCCATTATGAGCCAAGGCAAGATCATCATTCACAAAAGGGTGAGTGTTCTCAACTCCTAGCGAATTGGTGGAGATTCTGCCATGGAAGATCCCTCCGGTGCATGGAGAAAGCTTCCCTTTTGCCTCATAGGGTTGATCCGCCAAGCTTTCCCATTCCCCAACTTCAGGATAATTGTATCCGAGGAGGGAACCGGTTGTAAGCCGTAGGGATGTTATCCCCTTAATATCCCCACCGGATAGAGCATACCCAAAGCCGTCTTTTTGATCTTTGAGAAGATCGCGAGCGGTTTGGATAATCTCCGAGAGTTTTCCTTCGCTAACTTTTTCCGATACTGAGAATCCTAATAGTTTGCACATATTGTATTTTCCTTTCCTTCAGCTAATTGCCATTCCATCGGTAAGATGGATTTTATTTTCTTCTATGAGTTTAGTCCGGAGCGAATGTGCATGGTGGACGTGAAACTGCCGGAAACGTCTCCACACATAAAGCCGGATCGACTCCGGAAGACTCTCCATGCGGATAAGATCCTCGACTCCTATTGCCAAGGAATTGCCATCACGCTTTTTCGCTACGGCATCAATCTCGGAAGAGTTTTGGATGAATTGACAAAGCTTGATCCATCCCAAGACCTTCCAAAAGTCAAGCGTTCCGCCATGGAGCCGAACTTCTATCGTTTTATGTTTCCGATATGCGGACAAGTAGTTAATCATAGTATATCGATCCGAGTTAAACCGATATGTTCCATGTTTAAGGATGGCTCTGTTCATTTGACAGAAACGATTCTCCAAACGTGAAGGGGCGACTAGCTTCATAAGAGCCGGAAGAGACTTAACAAGCCGTTTGGCTCTCTTTGTCGCCGTCACTTTGGAGACTCCGCGCTGGTCGAGGTGGACGTGCATTCCGCATGTAGTATTCACTTCACCTCCCATCGCGGTAATCTTATCCACAATACCTTTCAAGCGTACCGGATTCTCGCTACGCATTGTCACTTTCACTTCAGCACCGGAGCCATCTTCTCCGGAGTGATCTTCATATCTTACAGATCCATCTCCCACAACCTCTGTCAGCATTCCGAGATCCTTTTCCGTTGGAACGGAATAATCCTTGTGGAATACGCATTCTAACTCTACGGAAACGAGGTTTCCGCTAAATGCTTTCATGTACTTATCTTTTACCTCTTCCGGACGCTTATCTTCGACTCTGTTATATCCCCTAGCAAGCCGGATCGCGTTACGTCCGTTTCTAATCTCTTGACGCTCCTCATACGTCATGTCTTCCGTTGCAATTCGACTCCTAACCGCAACGGCTTTCGGTTGCCATGCGTAAGCTTGGCGACTCTTGACTAATATCCCTCTATAGAACTCATTCATCAGTCTCTCTCTATCCACTTTGGCGGGGATAGTTTCCGCTCCCGATTGTGTGTGTTTCATGGGTTAAGATTGCCTGTTTTAGCTGAATGCGTAAAGCTTTTTTTAAGCCTCCGGTGTGCTATTTTTGGGGGGTATGGGACATCAAACCGACTCACGAAAACGATTTTTAGGGGCATTCTCGAACGATTTTTAGGAGCCATTTCGCCAGAAAAACTTATATTCGCTGAAAACATGACAACCGGAGAAGATATAAAAGACGGCGTAAAAGGCATTGAACTTAACAATCCATATCCAGAAACAGTGGATTGCAAAGAAAACGACTCAAAAAGTTTAATTGAGCCACCGGTGAGGCCGCATCCGGACGTTGTTCCAAAACTTACAAAGGAAGTGACCGAAAAGGTTTGCGAGTATATTCGCAAAGGTTTGACGTGGGAGAAGGCCGGAGAGATTATGGGTATTAGTCCAAACACTCTCCGGTGTTGGACACAAAGACATGCTTCCTTCGCGTCTGCCATAAAAAAGGCTCGGCGCGAACTCGAAGTGAACCTTTTAGAATCAATTAACAATGCCGGCGAAAAATCATGGCAGGCTAAAGCATGGATGTTAGAAAGATCGTTCGGATATGTGCAAGCACCTAATAGGGTTGAGGTTAAACAAGATATTCAACATGGATTATCGCCCGCGTTGGCTCAACTTCTCGCCGGTTATAATTCAAAGAATGCGCAAATAGGTGACCGCAAAGAAGTTAGACAAATTGAGGCGGAAGTAGTTGAGGTTAAAGACATTAACTCTAGTGATTACAATAATCATTGTGCGACAAATGACCCCGCAAAAGTTTTAGACGTTGAAAAAGTTAGCAGAAAAAGACATAAACCCATGAGACGCAAGAGGTTAACTAGGGGACACGACACCCATCCTGCCAGCCCCCATCCCGCTGATAACAACGTTAATACCCCCTAAGTGTTTGCGCCACAAAATAAAAAGAGGTCTATATGGCGAAACCCCCTAAAAGCAAACAAAAGACTCCGGAAGAGATTATTGCAGAAATCTCAAGACCGGTTGGGTTTGCGCAACATGTTCTAGGTCTAAAGCTTTACGATTGGCAACGCAAAGTATTGAAGGATTTAGAGCCACAACAGGCTAGAGTAGCCATTAGAGCAGCAAACGGATCTGGAAAGACTTCAACTGTAATAGCTTCAGCTTTGTTATGGCATTGTTTTACGTTTCAGCGATCTATAGCCGTCACAACAGCGGGCGTATTCAGACAAGTAGAAAGCCAGCTTTGGCCTAACCTAAGATCACTTGTAGCGCGGATAGGCTCTGGATGGGAGGTTACATCCGGCGAGATTCGCTACCTCCACCCCAATGGCAATACCAGCCGGATCATAGGGTATTCAGCCACAGACCCAGGCAGGGCGGAGGGATGGCACGCCGAGAACCATTTAACCGCACCCCTGCTTATGGTTGTTGACGAAGCCAAGACAGTATCAGACCCGCTCTTTGAGGCCATCAGCCGATGTCAACCAACCCGCCTACTTATTGCATCCAGCCCAGGCGGTACTAGCGGAGCGTTCTATAGAGCCTTCACCAAGGAGGCCAACATGTGGAAGAGGCACGCGGTAACAGCGTTTGACTGCCCCCACATAACCAAGGAGCAGATTGATGAGATAACCCAGCGTTATGGAGAGAAGCACCCCCTAACCCGCTCCATGATCTACGGCGAGTTTGTTGACATAGGGGCTGAAAGCCTTGTTATCAATTTGTCGCAACTACAAAACTGCTATAACGCTCCACCTCGCTTCAAACCTGGGGTACGGATCGCAGGCGTAGACTTCGCGGCCGGAGGGGATCAGAACGTGATCTGTATAAGCGATGGGAACAAGATACTGCCCATGATTGCTTGGCGCGAAAAGGACACGATGGCAGCCGTTGGCAGGTTTATAGTCGAGTTTAAGAAGGCCGGTTTAGAGCCTAATAACATCTACGCTGACGCAAGCGGGATGGGTATGGTTATGTGCGATGCCTTGGCTGAGTCTGGCTGGGTAGTCAATAGGGTGAACTTTGGGGCTACGGCATACGACACTAATGCCTATACCAATAGGTCGGCTGAGATGTGGTATGGGATGGCAAAGAAGATTGAGGATGCCGAGATCATACTGCCAGAGGATGAGGACTTGACCGCCCAACTGACCTGTAGGCGCACCATTACAAACAGCAAGGGCAAACTTGGCGTGGAGTCAAAGGACTCAATGCGTGCCAGAGGCATAGCCTCACCCGACAGGGCTGATGCGTTGGCATTGTGCGTAAGTGGTGCTAATGTCGGCTTGGACTTGACTTTCCAAATAGAACGTCCAACTTGGAAGTCACTTCAAGAAATGATGGTGGCACACGACCCTGTCATGTCTGGATTTGACGCAGGAGGATAAACACTATGAACATCTGGAATTGGATTACTTCAAATTGGCAAGAGATCGTAGCCGCTGTTGGTGGCATTGTTCTTGCTGCTCGCATCATTGTTAAACTCACACCGACCCCAGCGGACGATTCGTTCTTGGAAAAGATCGTAAACTTCCTCAAGACAGTCGGGCTGAATATTAAATAATTTATTGTGCTGCGTGCAATCCTTGAGATCATCGCCGCAGTGTTTCGCATCATTCCTGGGTGGAAGCAAAAGCGGACTCAGAACGCTGACGGCGAGTGGCGCAAGAATCGCGAAGCTATTGAGCGTGATCTGCGCGGTGAGTCTTGGTGGGTGCGCAACAACGACACCGGTAACCCACACGACAGGGATAGTTGAGGAACTAATGAAAGACCAAAACTATAACGAGATTCGCAGGGGTACACCTGGAACGCGCGAATGGGCTAGGAAGGCATTAAACGCAGTCAACGATCTTTCTTACGAACTTAAAGTGGAGCGCAACAAATGAACGCTAAAGATACTCGCCGTACAGATTATTACACAAGGATCATTGATGCACTTAACCAGCGAGAGACTTGGGAGAACCGCCAGCGGTTGTTCTATCAAGCCCGCTACTTTGGGGTACGCCGTAAGGTCAAGCCTTGGCCTACCGCCGCCGACCTGCACGTTCAGCTAATCGACACAGCGATTGAGAAGCTAAAGCCTTCCTTCGTCAATAGCGCAATTGGCAATGACATCCTTTCCAGCTTCGTTCCGATGCGCCAGCAGTTAACCCCGCTGACTGTATCAGCCGAGCGTTGGTTTGATTACAATATGCGCGAGCGTACCAACTTCCAGAAAGAGATTGTTTCCGTAATTGACCACATCCTCCTCTACGGACGAGGCGTTGCCAAGATTGTATGGAACGATGAGAAAAAGCGGATTGACTTCGAGGCTATTGATCCTTTCCATATTATCGTTCCTTCCTATACCAAGGAGTTCAAAGATGCAGATTTCATCGTTCACATCATCTCAACGAGTGTCGATTCCTATAAGGCAAATCCCTTGTACAAGCAGGATGAGGACTTTATCAAAACAATTTCGGGTAAACCCTCCAAATCGGTGGGCTTACGAAGTGAGATTCAAGACGAGATTTATAGACGCGAGGGAATTACTCAAGAAGCTGAGAATGATCGTATCATTCTTTGGGAGATGTACACACCTTCTGAAGAGGGA